CAACTGCTCTCAAAGCCCCAGGTCCGCCCCCCCCGGCTAAAGAACCGAAAGCAAAGGGACGAGGAGCAAAGAACAAAGGAAAGTTCAGAGGGGATCAAGGTGAAAAAAGTCAGCTCCAAGTCACAGGTCCCAAGGCAACATCAGCACCCCTCACCCTAGGGGGCTTCATCCAAGCGGGGGTGGCTCCTCCTGAGGCCCGTGAACCCTACTTGCCGCCCCTCGAAGTTGCCCAATCGGCGGAAGTTCAAGAACTATCGGTCAGGTCTGGTGCTTTAAGTGATACCGTTTCAGACCTGGCGACAACAGTGTCCTCGCTCCTGGCAAAGACATCCGCTCTCGAGCAGAGCAACCTGGCTCTTCAAACATCATACAACAAGCTCGCCAAGGAATTCTCGTTGCTCAAGATGCAGATGACAGGCTCTACGGGAATCACTCCTACTCGGCCATCTGGACCTGCCAAGCTTAGAGGGAGTGCTGCGACTGCCTCGTCAGCTGCTGCGGCTAAATCCACTGTGGTGGCTCCAGCTGCTCCGCTAGCGACACGCTCGGAGGTGGTTCAGAGCGGAGCTGGGATTTGGGGACAGGAGGACCCAGTGGAGTGATCTCTGGTGTCTAGCAGCCACGAAGAATGCAAAGTTCTCTTTCTTGGTCTCTCTCCACCGGGAGGATCTCTCCAATGATAATTGAACAACAACCAGAAATTGAAAAAACCTAAGTTTCCGCATCTGTCTGAAATAATCAACACCCAGATTGTAAAGATTTCACTACAGCACTGAGATGGCAGCTGACCTTGCAACTGCTCTCTTCTCCTCTAGAGTATTCACCCCAGTTCCAGTGCTTGGAGCTGGGAAGAAAGGGAAACTAGCCTCACTGGCTTTGGTGGATAAGGTTCCGATCATAATCCTTCCCCCTGCCGCATCAGATGATACTCGGAGGGCCTTCTTGTTCACCATTGCCTGCTGTGGAACGTCAGGTTCTCGATCCCTCAACGCTTGGAAGTCATTCATTGCTACCTATGTTGTTGCTAACACACCTTCCTTCGCCAGCAGACTTCCTGCTCACACTTACTCGATCACCACTCTTGAGGAGTCCCAGGTCGAGGCCGTCAACAACTTCTTCGCGGCGTTCCGCCAGGCATGCCAAGCTCGTGATCAAACCCAAGTCGAATCCTTAGCCCGTGGAGCTCTCCAGTCAGGACTCATCCCCGGTTTGCCTCTCCCTGACTCAGCCCTCCAGTGGACTGATGCTAACAATCAGTGGGCCACCAAAATCCTGATAGGCCACTACTCCATCGTCCTATTCCTTATCGGGAAAAAGATAGAGGGAACCGACCACAAAGCAATTGTGAGTGCTCGTCCAGATGCTGTCAAGAAGAAAGCTCATCTCTCTGCTATTCAAGGTCTTCTAGATGGGAAACTTAGGCTTAGCGACGCCTCTCACAACTTGATCAACAGTGCATGGGCAGAGCTCTCCACCCTGAGAGCCCTTGTAGTCTCCGAGTATGCCAAATATGCTCAGTCGGATACTGATTTCAGCCAGGACTTGATCTATACTACAATGCACTTGCTTCGATGGAATGGTCTGCAGCATGCACGGATTACCATGGAGTTCATCCGCTCTTATCCTTGGATAGTGGAGATCCCTGCCCTCAGAACTCCCTTATCTGTCTATGTTGAGAGCATGGGCGCCCTTTCAAGGACCGACCCTGTCCAAAGGCCATTCATCAAGGTCATCTATGGGGACAAGTCCCCTATCTTCCCTCGCAAGGAACTCGAACCTCTAGTTGCCTGTGCTGTCAAAGTAGCAACCAATGTTAGCGAGACAATCAAAGGCTTCTACGTGTCTAATGCCTTCACAGCCATAGTAGAAGCATTTGAGGATGAGCTTGAGCGCAGGGAAAGAATCCGAACAGGTGAGTTGCTCCAGAAAGAGCGTGCTCTGGGGGTGACCGCCGAAGAGGATTACGAGGAAGAAGAGGAGGCTGGAGATGAGGAGCCCGTCCCAATTGGTCTCCCAGAGTAGATGCAACAGGGAGTGGATCCGACAAGTCTCCGAACACCCCCCAGGATGCTGTGCCCAGAATGGAACTATTCTCCTTTGTCGAATACCTGCCTCAGTTACTGAGCCTGAGGTGCCCTCATCTGCAACATTCAATGTCGTGATGTCTCTGGCACTACCGTGCTTTTCCTTCCCTCTGATTAAAAGAAACCTGAAGTCTTCTACAAGATTAAACACTGTGTGCTCTTAGAGAGGGGAATTCTAGCGCAACCTAACCATCATATATTCGAGAAGGGGGTTGCAAGCATGACAAGTGCCCACTACAAGAATGAGCTTTCCAGAGCTTTGCTTAAACTCCATGATGCTCAGACAGCTGCAGCAGAATGGAAACAGGTAGCTATTAATAGGAAGACCCTTCTGTGTTCCATAGATGGAGCTGTCACCGCCCAGGTCTACCATGCC